CTGTACTTGTTCCACAATACAGAATTATATATTCATTATTAGATTGCAATACATCTTTAATATTGCCTGTTTTTGCTACACGAGCAAGTTCTAATTTTTTTGTGCCATTCGTTATGTCTACGTCTTCGTATACACCGGCTGTATCAGTAGGTACCCGTGCACCTTCAATGACACTTAGATTAAGTGCGGCTTGGTCAATAGTAATTTCAACCTATTTATTATTATTAGGTGTATATTCAATATTATTAATAATAATACTTTCTACTTTATTGACTTGTGCCTCTGTTTCAATATCATGTAATTTATCTTTCTCTTCTTGCGTAAAAGGAGTAAAATTAATTTCAACTGTTTTAGGAACTTGATTAATAGTACGCGGCATTGCTTCTGTACCGTTAACCAAAATATGTTCAATGACATTGGCTTGTGCCGCATTTATATTTTCCAATTGTTCTTGAGTTAATACAGGAATCTATAAATTTACTGTCTTTTGAGCATTTGGCATAACCTCATTGTCATTTAATAATATATGCTCAATTACATTTGCTTGCGCGCCTTCACCAATACCGTCTAATTTATCTTTATATTCATCGGTAAAGTCATTAGATGTTAATGTTTTACCTTCAATCTTATCTACTTTATTATTAAGAGCTTCTTCTAAGCCGTTAATTTTTGATTGTGAAATGTTAGCGTTTTCAGAAATATCGGCATTAACTATACTTCCTTTAATAGCATATGACCCTTCATCACCAAGTAAACGCCAACTCATACCGGTCCAGACAAACTCTTGTGTATTATTTGCAAGGATTACATCACCTGGCTAAGCCTGGCCAAAATTATATCCAACAATTTGTGGATTAACCCGGCTATTACCACCTGCATCAATAGGAACTGTAGCCTCACCAATAAAGTGCATTGCCCCTGTTAAACCTGCGGTCATCATGGCAATATAATCTATAATTGCGCCTACTGTGGCAAATGCATTTCTACTACTATTATCAATTTCAGTAACAAATGATTTAGTAGTAATTGTGCCGCCATCGCTACCAACTAATACTTCATCTGCTTCTACACGGCTTAAACCGGTACCACCTTGTGAAGTGACAAACGTACCTTGTGTAATATCAGACGCTTTAATAACGGAGCGAGTTACACGGACTTTACCATCAACCTATGATACTTGAGTAACAAATTGATGTTCTACAGCAGTATCAGTAACGTCTAATCTATTAACATAATTTAATACTTCCTCATAAACGATAGAAGTAAGAGGGTCATAGATATTTCCTAAATTATTTTTCGCACCGTTTGCCCAACGCTCAATAGTGTCAAGTCGATTTAAGACACCACTAAAATCAATTTCACTAGCAGTGCTTTGCCATTCTTCTGCTTGTTCGTTCCATTGTTGTAAGATATATTTAGAAGAAGCTGCATCCCAAACAATCTGATAAGCTCCGCTTCCTGTGCTTCCTCCGCCGCCACCGCCAGCATGTGCAGCAATATATTCTGCTAAGCCTCCAATTTCAGTGGCTTGATAAGTTGGCTTAGTTGGTTCTTTTGCCCAACTATAAACGTCCGCGGCGAGAGCTTGTATCCAAGGTAGTTCATCAAAGTAATGAGTGCCATCACCAATTTTGATACCGACTGCACGAGGTGGGTCTCCTTCATTTGGACCAGGAAAGGCAGCGACTGCCGTTTCACCCATTTGAAGAATGAGACTACTATTCATCCATTGGCTATATGTAGCATAACGTAATAAAATACGTGTTTCTAAACGATTCTCTGCCATCCTAGTTCACCTCCTATCTATTAAGCAGTACCTCCATAAAGAACGAGGGTGTCTCCTGATGGGACATATAATAAGGAGGTCGAAACTTGATTCAACGTCATGAATCCAGTAGTTTGGTCGACTACAATGTAGTCATCATCTGTTGCAACATTTCCTAAATTATCTAATGGTGCAGACTTAACTCCACCAAGACGGGCGCTGGTCGCAATTTCTAATGTAAAACCACCGGAGCCGCCATCACCTGTAGAACCAACCATATCCCAGACGCCATTAATAACCATATATTCTTCATAATGGTCACCGCTACTTGCTGGGACCATATATAAAGTATTGGGGTCTGCGGTCGCAGCAGAAGGTAAACTTAAGACGATTTCACGTTTTAAGTGACCTGCTGCCGCGATAGCATCATCTACATATTGTTTATTCGGTACGTCAGTTGGATTAACTGGCGGGTCAGTAATAGTTAGATGTTCAATGGCCTGTCCAGCCGCGGCTTGGAGAGCAGCAATAACATTTTTAAAATTATCACTAAACGTAATGGTGCCATCTAAAGCGGCTTGAGCAAAATATGTTGCATCATATTTATTGATGTAAGGTAAATGGTCCCAATCCTGTACGCCATTACCTATTTTTAATAGGAGTTTGCTATTATCATTTGGGTCATATTCTAATCCCCATTCACCCTGTTGAAGAATTGGGTTTCTGGTGTGCCAGTTCTCTGTAGTTGAACTTCTAATTAACAAAGTAACTGGTAAATTCTTAATAGCCATTAAGCATCACCCCCATTAAGTATCGTATTAGCAATAAGCATTGCATTAACTGGAACATATCCATTATCCCAGTAATAAAGAATTTTTTCATTAAGGTCAAAGTAAAGCATATTTGTTGTGCCCACTTGCGGGAAATTATCATAAGTTTCGAAAAGAATTTCTTGACTATTACGTTCCAAATAGCTACCAAAATGATGATAAAATTCTTGACTTGTTCCATGATAACCACTATTGGCCGCGAGCTAATAGAGTTGATTACTGAGTATAAATAATCCTGCATTTTCCCAAGGATATACAGTTGTTATATTCGCGGCATCTGGTGTAGGTGGAACATCGAGTGCTCCTTGGCTTATTTCATTTGAATCCAACCAAGTATATATAGAACCAAGACCTGCGGCGCGAGGTCTTGGAGGCATGATTGAACGGTCATACTCTAGTAGTAAATCGCGAGTACGCCATCTATCTCTATTAGACATTCTATGCCACCTGCTTTATTACGCATTTTGGCATTGATTTACCAAATGCGGCATAGTATGAATTAATTTCCGTAGCACCGATGAGATTATTTTCATTATCATACTACGGGCCATAATAGATTTTAATATCCCACTCATAACGTTCAGAAGGTTCAATACCTACAGTATCTTGATGTTCAAACATGAACTCTAAAGTATCTGGAGTTGCTGAAATAATCTTCTCACATACAGTTGTGCGGGTGAGGGGGTCATATATAGATAGAATAGCTAAATCGCCCGCTTCTACTGTACCTTGTGTTGGAATAGTAAAACTACCGGTATCGCCGCGAGGAATGATTAAGCGCCGTCCTATTAATCTAATCATCGGTATCACCGCCTTATTCAAATATATTTTTAAGTTCTTTTTTGAACTTTTTATACATTGGCTATTGCCAATTTATTATTGTATTTATATTATAGTCAACTGACGTTAGTTTTATTAATTTTTTCTCTGCATGTTTAAGTTCTTCATCAACCGCGCAAATATAGCACTTTACTTCATTCGCGGCCGCGACCTCACCTAAATTGCAGAGTTCCTAATGCATTTCTTGATATAATGTTTTGGTTTTGCGTTCCCATTCTATCCATTTTTCCATCATAGTTTTAACTGCATTACGTTTAGTATTAGTATCCACATCCATTGTAGTATATTTATACCAATCTGGTGGAATAATATTGGGTTCTGGGATTTCTTTTATCATTAATAGTTTATGATATCTTGTAGAATAATAATGAAGAAGATTTAAATAATCTTTTGTTTCTTCAATATGATGATATTCATGACATTTAGCAAAACCATATAATCCTAAGAAATCATATCCTTTAGTAAAAGTGTCATGATACATCATGCCTTCTACCATATGTTTGGCCAATTTAGTAAAGACCTCTTCAACTGTCATTGTAATCACCTCTATAAAAAGAGGGCCGCGCGAGCGGCCCTTTATTAGACTAGTTTAGTAATGACCACATTAATGTGGGCATCCTCAACTGCAGTATCTCCATTCATAAATTGAAGTACTGTAGGACTAGATGTGAGATTACAGTTACAGTTAGACTATGCAACCTATACTAAGGTTTCAAAATGCATGGTCTAGGAATCACCAATACCAGTTGCCTCAAATAAGGCAATTGCTTCTGGCTGTGCGACTCCATTAATATATAATTGAGTAGATACTGTACCACTTTCTGCTGCTGGAGCAACAAATCCATCATAGTGAACAAGATATACACCACGCTGATTTAATTGAAAAGTTGCGGGCGCAGATTGCACTACTGAACAACCCTTTTTTAAAGTAATATTATTAATTGAGTAAGCAGCACCTGCGGCTACTGCTATACCAGTACTATATCCTTGAATCATATTAATTCCCTCCATAATAAAAAAAGAGGACGTACTTATGTACGTCCTTTATATACTGGCGTACTAAATACGCTCTATAGATTACATGTTACAGCCACAGCCGCAGAAAGGACTATTGCCAGCACTATAGGTATAACCATTTGGATACCGGACAACACCCTGTAGAGCGTTCTGTAGTTCTAATTGATTAATACGATTCTGCATGTCATCCATTCTATTTGTAGTAATAGCATCTAGAATCTTTTGACCTACCGCAGTAGTATTCGCATTAATTGCAGCGGTATTCATCGCCGCATTGTAGTTAACACCATCAATTGCGCGAAGAATCCCACAACCAGTTTCGTTCTGTTTAGCTAGTAAATTGGCTTGGCCAATAGCTAATCCTGCAACATCACGCTGTAGTTCCATATATTTATCGCCAACATAACCAGTAATGTCATGATAAACCTGGTTAGTTGCTGCTACAGACTGTGCAGTACCAGAAGTTACCGCCGCAAGAATATCGCGAGTTTGCGCTTGTAGATTCTGATTATCGAATCCACGATTTACATCGGCTTGAATGGCATTAGTATTGCCATTTCCATTTCCCCAGCCGAATCCGCCACCGCCCATAAGAGCAAGGATAGCGAATAACCAAATCATTCCGCCCCAGCCATTGCCGAAGCCATCGCCGTCACGACTCATTAGAGCCACGTCGGACGCAGTTAGTCCATTTTCACCCATTTTCAATTCACTCCTAAATATAAATTTAGAAGATACCTGTTCCAAACCAGCTGTATTTTGAAACATATCTTCCATCTTATACTAAGTAGAAGTGAAACCTTTTGAGTATTATATTTATTTTTATATGGGTAAAAAAAATAAGTGCGACTTTTCAATCGCACTTAATTTATAAAAACACGATGGATTGACCTCTTCTCACAGCTATCACACCACAAGCCACCGTGTCAATACCGTTAGGTAATAAGGGACGCCGCACGGCGGACATCCCTTACCTTATCATTTAACACCGGCGCGAGGCAGCAGCATTAGATGATAAGATATTATATCATAAAAATGAGAAATTGTCAAATATATAACACCCGCACTTAAGAAAACCTCTTGAGTTTTCCATTCTCACCTCATTAACTATTATCAAAACCTGCTCTCTTTCTTCCATCTTCACCTAAAGATAATAGTTAAAGCCATTTCCACCTAATAAACTCACGTTTCTCAAGTGCGGGTGTTCAGAAAAAGATTAAGAATATTTCATCTTTATCTCCTTCCTACGCATTTAGTATACCAGAATTTCCGTCTTTTGTCAAATATTTATTTCTGGTATTTTCTTTTTTCTTTTCTTTCCTTTTTACAATATAAGTATAGCAGAAATTCAACTCAAAGTCAAATATTTAATTGTAATATATTGTTACAATTTGGTTACATTATTGTGAAGTTTAGATTAAGAAAAATAAAATTATTTAACATATACCCAAATTCGACCTTTTACTTTATGTCTAATTGGAATGTCATTTTTGGTGGCTTGTTGTATCCATGTATCATATGTAGGAATTTCACTAACTGTACCAATAATTCTATCAGGATAATTAATAATTTCTGCACGAGTCATAATATCTGCTGTACCATTTGGACCAGTGCATAAACTATCTCCTACATGATATTTTTCGATTGATTGGGTTGGATAAACTAATACACGTCCGCCGACACCTATAGGAGTATCTTGTTCTAATGAATATCCAACTGAAACACCATATGTATCAGATATAATGCGTGCCCCCGCGGCCATCCGTTCATTACATAAATGTAAACATCCATGCCCATCATCAATGACAACCCTGCCAGCTTCTTTACAAGAAGATTTACGATATTCGGCAAAGTCATTCCAAACTGCGTTATGAACTCCATTCCCATCAACATAAGCACGCTATGTACTGCCAGTATAAAAATATAATGTAGTAGTATTATTATACCCAATATATAATCCACCACCACAGGCTGCTAAAACCACATTAGCGTTGTTATAATTACATACCGTACCATACCAAGTATTATTATAGCGCATATATACATGGCCTCCAGGGCCTAAATAACAATGACTTTCCGCTTGTAAATAACTAGATGTATAAATATAAGAAGAAGCTTTAATCTAACCGTTGACTTGTAATCCGCCACTACCAATATAAACTAAGCCACCTTCGCTATTAACATATAAAGTAGTTGCGCCGCTGCCACTGCGAGCCATAATTTCATTATCATCAATACCAATATTCGCGCCTGTATAACTACCAATTATTAAACCACCAGTACTACTACTAGTAGTTACATCCTAAGAAGATGCTACATGTAAACGACTAATCTAAAATCTATCACTATATCCAACAATATTCTGAATCATAGCGTTGGAACTATTTCGTAAATCCCACCAGGCATATGAACCACCAGCTCCGGCGGTCCAATGATATGCTGTATTATTTGCGCCTATCTAAAAAGTTCCTTGAACGGTAAGACCACCAGTAAGGTTCATATCGGTACCATAGAAATGCTTACCCGAGCTATTAATTTGAATTACATATCCTGTACTATATCCGGCACCACTATATATTCCTTTTTCACCATTATTAGCCCATAAATATAATGTACCACTAGTACTATGCTATACACCAATTTGACGTTCGCCATCATTTGCATCTCTTCCTACCCATAAACGTCCGACTGGCTATAAATTCATTACCCAATAAGAACCATTCCACCAGCCAAAATTGCCGCCATGAACGCCAACTACCCAGTTAGTTTCTCCACTTTTACCATTATATGCGATGGAGCATTCTGAATTAGAAGTATTCATCTAAATCATTTGGTGATAAGTGCCGCCTTCTAATACCATATGGCCATCATTACCATACCATACCCAAGAACGGTCATAGCCATTATCTGTACGGCTAGTAGCAGATGACATTAAATATATTTGATTATTTAAATTACCTAAACTAAACCATCGTCCACTTGAAGTATTTATTTGACGTATCCAAGGCCAATAAGAACCGGTGTCGGTCGCATTAGTTAAGTTAAAACCCCCTCGAATATAACGCTATCCATCTATCCAACTAGAAGCAGTACTTGTTCCTATAAAATGAGCAGAGGTATAAACATTAGCATTAAAATCAAAATAATAGTCTAAATTAGCGGTACTATTTTCTTTTCTAAAATACATTCTATCTACATTTGCTTGAACATATCCATATCGAGTTGCAGTATTGCCTGTATCTTTATAAAAACCTACCCAGTTACTGCATACTCTTACTTTTTCGCCCCATACAACAGAAGCAAATATTGTACCATTAGCATTTGCAGCGGAAAGAGCAGGAGACCCATCAGTACCACCCCGAAAAAAGAAACCGCTGCTATTAGCTGCGATACATTCCCAAGCAGTTCCATCACGATAAAACATAATTCCTTCATTAAACGCATCTGCAACATCATTAAAACGTATACCATTAATATTGTATATATCAGAATTTTGCATATTAATTCCAGCGCTATTGCCGTAATACTAATTGGCTTTTAATACAATACTACCATTAAAAAAACTGTCTCCGTTGACATATAATTTATATGAGTTACCACTAGTTTCCGGATTATATCCCAAGCCTAACTTTCCTAATAAATAAGTATCACCAGTATTTAATCTTGTCCAAGCACTATTAGTACCACTTCCATAAAATAATATTTTATTATTAGCCTAATCATGCTTTATTCCCCAGGGGCTTGATGTTCCGCCTAGCGTATCTAAAAATATCCAAGTATCCCCAGTCGCATTATCCGCGCGTCCCGCGCCGCTCTATAATAAAGCGCCTCCTGGACTTGCCGCGCCATTGCTACCGGTTACGATGCGCGCATTATAAGTAGTCATATTTTGACTTCCGCTTGCCATCTGTTACTCACCCCTTGTAATTAAAAAAAATAAGTAGAAGAGAGATAACCTCTCTCCTACTATGTACTTTTATAGAAGATAAATTAGTTTAATAATTTATTTATAACCCAATTTGGGTCAACACCCTTTGCCTTTGCCATATTTTCAAATATGACCTAAGGATTACCGCCGCTTTTAATCAACTGTACAATCTACTATAATTGCGGATTCTGCATAATTGCGCCCGCGAGGAACTCAGCAGAATTGTTACTTTTCATTAAAGCCTTAAGTTGATTAATATACTCTTCATTCAGCTGCGGTTGCTATTGCTACGTCTGCTGCGGTATTTGTCCGCTTCGCATTTGACTTATTCTACTTGGCATTTAGCTTTTCCTCCACAGCGTCTAGCCGCGCGAGTACATTATTTATATCTACTTGCGCTGGTTTCTTGTGCGGTAATACATCAAAAGGTTCAACACTTTTGTTACCATTAGCATCAGTACGAATCCACCATACTATATCTTCATCTGCATCTGGTAACCATATTTCACTATTGGGCCCCATTAAGAATTGCCAAGCGGCATTTTCTCCATGAATAGGGTCTGCATGATAAATAGGTAATCTTTGAGGAGCCGCGCCATAATTACCCCATATATTCTATTGATATGGAGTAAACTACGCTTGGCCCATTACATAATTACCATTATTCTAATTTTGGTTCTAACTCCAACTGTTCATCCATTTTCACCTCATCATATTTGCGGCCACATTTTGGGCAATAATCACATTGTTTATAATTATTTGCCGCGTCAAAGAACCACAAATAGTCCTTTTCTTTTTTCTTCTTACTGTCCCAGCAATAAGGACAGCCAACCTCACCCATAAATACTTGTTCTTCCATTAAGAAACCTCTCATTTTAATATTTTCTCAATAAGTTTTAACGTATCAGATAATGAATCATATACTTTTCTTAAATCATCTTTACTTATTGGAGAATTATTATTGCTGATAAGGAATTTAGACATCATATATCCGGTGACTCCTTGATATTCAATCTTATACCATTCGTCAGAAGTTTTTTCTACTAGCGTTACTTCTTTCTTTAATGGTATTGTAGTAATAATTGAAGCTGTACGAGAAGGAGAGATACGTACATTAACGGTCTTTCCTTGACTGGCAGTAACAATCATCTTACTCATTTACATCACCAACCGGCTTATCCTTTTCCTTATTCATTTCATAAACTTGTTCTTCAATAGCTGCGCTTACAGTTTCTTCATCAAAAGTAAGTTTGAATTTTGCAAGTAGCTTTTTAACTTGCTCCATTGCCCATGCTTTCTTTTCCTGACCAGTTACTAAAGTAATAATCTGTTCAGCCGCGGAAACAGCAACCTTTGCAAAACTACGAAGCATAGCTAATTGTTCTGGATTTAACTTAGAATTTAGCCAAGGTCTAACAAAGGCTATTGCTAATCCAAAAATCATTATAACAAATCCTATAATTGCATAAGTAATATCGGTCATACTTCAAGACCTCCTTTTTTCTTTATTATATCATACGATATAATAAGTTGTCAAATAATAAATTAGCCGTTCTCAACTTCCTCTTGCGCGGGCTCTTCTGTACATTCTTCATCTGCGGTTTCAGATTCAGTATTTTCTTCTTCCTAATCATCTTCATCCACCGCTTTAATTCCTTTAAAGAAGGATTTAAACCATCCCTTATTGAAAGCAGTAAGAACGAATCTATCACTAAAGATATATTTTTCTCCTAAGGAGTTAACCAGATAAGTGCCTTCATTGATAATCATAATAGTATCTAAAGTACCAACGGTAGACACAATTGCTTCTGCAGACTAAGGGACAAGTGCGGCGGTAATTAATACTGAAAATCTGTAAATCGCCCAAATCCAACAAATAAAACGGCTTAACCATTTACTGTATTGTAATGCCGTCGCGACGGCTCTTTCTTTAGCCATAAATCTCACCCCATATTAACCCCAACTATAATGAGGTTTTTCTTCATTAAACCATTTCCAACGGAGCCAATCATCAATTACGATACATATACCCGCGAGTATAAACCAGGCGCACATAAATGGTATACTACATTGACCCCAAAAGAATGGTAATATATTATAGTGCCACACGCCTAAACCTAACCATACATTTACTATTAGGCCAGTAAGACCCTCACCAAGTGTGGCAAGTATCATACCAATACTACACTATTGCCAAAAGGGCATTTCCCATGGAATACATTCATTGATGCCACCAATTAGTACTCCAATTAAGCCCGCAAGAACGAACATACTCC